GCATGGCCAACACGATCGGCGGCGGCCTGGGCTCGGCGCTGGATCTACTGATCGAGGGCACCGAGAACTGGGGCAACAGCCTGCGCGGCATCGCCTCTGGCGTGCTCAAGGACATCGCCAAGCAGCTGGTGCAGATCTACGCCGTCCAGCCGGCCACCAAGGGCCTGCAGAGCCTGCTGGGCAACCTGTTCGGTGGTGGCAACCCTGCCGGTGCGGCTGCTGCTGCCGGTGCCGGCGCCAGCGTCTACACCATGCCGATGCTGAGCGGCGTGCCGGCGATCACGGGCGCCTTCGCCAACGGCGGCATCATGACGTCAGCCGGTCCGCTGCCGCTGCGTGCCTACGCCAACGGTGGCATCGCAGCTGGCCCGCAGCTGGCCCTGTTCGGTGAAGGCCGGCGGCCTGAGGCGTACGTGCCGCTGCCCGATGGCCGGCGCATCCCGGTCGCCATGCAGGGCGGCGGTGGTGGCGGCAGCGTCGTGAACGTCACGGTCAACGCCGAGGGCTCGGCGGTGCAGGGCGACTCCGGCCGGTCAGAGCAGCTGGGCCAGGTCGTCGCGCGAGCGATTCAGGAAGAGATGATCCGCCAGCGCCGGCCCGGTGGCTTGCTTGCTCAATAACCTATTGCCATGAGTACGTTCACCTGGTCGCCGGAATACCCGCCAACCGAGAACAGCGAGCCGCGCGTGCGGTCTACGAAGCTCGGTGATGGCTATGAGCACAGGATTAGATTTGGCCTGAACGCTGATCTCAAGGTCTGGGATCTTGAGTTCCGCCGGCGTGACAATACCGAGACCGCCGAGATCCGCAGTTTCCTAAACGCCCGTGGTGGTGTTGAGTCGTTCACTTGGACGCCACCATTCTTCAGTGCCAGCGCTGCTCAGTGGGTCTGCAAGAAGTGGAGCATCAACGCTGAGGCGCACAACATCAACAACATTCGCGCCACGTTTGAGCAGGTGCCGGAGCCGAGCTGATGGCAGCCCCGAAGAGTGTCGTCTCTGATCTGCAGAAGGTCGCGCCAACGCAGATCATCGAGCTATTCGAGCTGAAGCTGAACGCCACATTGCACGGCAGCGGCACGACCTACCGCTTCCATGCTGGCGTCAATGCCAAGCCGGCAGCGACCGCGATCGTCTGGAACAGCAACGCCTATCAGGCCTACCCAGTGGAGGCCGAGGGCTTTGAGTACAACGGCGAAGGCCAGCTACCGCGTCCCAAGCTGCGCGTCAGCAACCAGCTGGGCCTGATCACCACCATCCTCATTCAGGTCAACAGCAGCACGCCCGGTAACGATCTGGTGGGCGCCACGGTGACGCGCATCCGTTGCCTGGCCAAGCATCTGGATGCGGCCAACTTCACCGGCGGCGTCAACCCGTACGGCACGCCAGACCCTACGGCTGAGTTCCCGCGCGAGGTGTTCTACATCGCCCGCAAGACCCAGGAGAACCGCGACATCGTGGAGTTCGAGCTGGCGGCAGCATTCGACCTTGCCGGCATCCGTGCGCCGCGGCGCCTGTGCATCGCCAACCTCTGCAACTGGGTCTACCGCTCAGCCGAATGCGGTTACACCGGCGCCGCCTACTTCGACGACAACGACAGCCCTGTCGGCAGCTTGGCCCTTGATGTCTGCAGCAAGCGCCTGGCGGGCTGCGAGGCGCGGTTCGGTGCCGTGTCGGTCACTGGGTCGGTTACCAATGGCAGCAACACCCTGAGCGGGCTGACGACAGCGCAGCTGGCCCGGATCAACGTGGGCAATCCGATCTACGGGCACGGGATCCAGTCCGGCACCACGGTCGCCAGCAAGGGCAGCACCAGCCTGACCCTTAGCCAGGCGGCGAACTCATCCAGCGTGCTGACGCGAACCGGCACGCTCTCATCGGATGGCCTGTCCATCACCTTCACCGGCGCCAACAACGAGAACAGCCCCGCCAACCTGCGGCCCGGCATGGCGGTCTCCGGCAGCGGCATCCCGAGCGGCGCGACGATCGCCAGCATCTCGGGCAACACCGTCAACCTGAGCCTTGGCTACAACCTGAACGTGCGCGGCACCTCCAGGACCACGGGCGCCACGGTGGACAAGACATCACCTGAGGCCTGGGTTGTCGTCAACCCATCCGGCATTCAGGTCAACGACTACGCCGGCAACGAGTCGGGCGTCACCAGCGCCCAGCCGCATGGTGCCAACGTGCCGGCAGGCCTGCGCGTGGCGTCGATCTCCGGCAGCCGGATCACGCTCACCGGCCAATCGAGCTTTGACGACGGCGACACCTTCGTCGCGATCTTCTGGCGGCCTGGGTCGTTCAGCGCCGCCAGCTACACCTTCACCGGATCATCGGCGTACACCATCCGCGCCGACGCCAGCCTGCCGTTCGGGTCGTTCCCTGGCGTCGGCAGCTTCTACGCATGAACGACGCATCCCGCGCGCTGGCGCTCGCGCATGCCAAGGCCGAGGCGCCGCGTGAAGCCTGCGGCCTGCTGGTGGTGGTCAAGGGCCGCGAGCGGTACATGCCATGCCGGAACCTGGCCATCGGCACTGACCAGTTCATCCTTGACCCTGCGGACTGGGCCCGTTGCGAGGATGGCGGCGAGGTTGTCGCGGTGGTCCACAGCCACCCGCTGACACCACCAGAGCCGAGCATCGCCGATCGGATGGGCTGCGAACGCAGCGGCCTGCCATGGCACATCGTCAACCCCGCCATTGAGGCATGGGGCGGCTGTGAGCCGACCGGCTACGAGGCGCCGCTGATCGGGCGGCCATGGGCCTGGGGCATCTCCGATTGCTACGGACTGGCGCGCGACTGGTACCGGCAGCAATGGGGCCTGGAGCTCCGCGACTGGCCGCGGCCGGCGGATCCGGTGCAGTTCTGCCAGGCGCCGATGTTCGAGGCCTGCTGGGCAGCAACAGGCTTTCGTGAGCTGCGCGAGGATGAAGACCTGCAGGTCGGCGACTTCCTGCTGATGGCGATTGCGGCGCGTGAGGTGAACCACTGCGCGGTGTATATCGGTGATCAACTGATCCTGCATCACATGCAAGGACGGCTGAGCAGTCGTGATTTATATGGCGGATGGTTCTTAGCCTGTACGGGACGGCGATTGCGCCATGCTTCGCAGGATTAAGCTGTACGGTCCACTGGCAAAGTTCATCGGCCAGCGCGTTCTGATGGCGGATGTCGCCACTGCTGCCGAAGCAGTGCGATTCCTGGTGGCGAACTGGCCGGAAGTCGAGCGGCATATGGGTGATCATCACTACCGCATCACGGTCGGCGGTGATGACCTAGAAGCTGGCGCTCAGCCTGAGCAGCTGCACTACCCTGCCGGTCGCGGCGAGATCAGCATCATCCCGGTCGTGGCCGGCGCTGGAGCCGCCGCGCGCATCATTGCTGGCGTGGCGCTGGTGGCCGCCAGCTTCCTGATCCCAGGCTCTGCCGTGGTGCTCGGCGTCGGCATCAAGGCACTGACCGCCACCATTGGCGTCAGCCTGGCCCTCGGCGGCGTCGCGCAGCTGCTGACGCCAGTGCCGCAGACGAAGAAGGATGAGGCCGATCCGCGCAAGTCGTTCTCGTTCTCTGGGATCCAGAACGTCAGCCGGCCTGGCGTGCCGGTGCCGATAATTTTTGGCGAGGTGCTGGTCGGCAGCATCGTGATCAGCGCCGGCATTGACGTCGTGCAGGTGGAAGCATGAGCGACCTGATCGGCGCCGGTGGTGGCGGTGGCGGCAAGGGTGGCGGCGGTGGCGCCAGGACGCCGATAGAGGCGAAGGACAGGCTGGAATCCACCAGCTACGCGGTCGTCGTTGATCTGCTGGGTGAAGGCGAGATCGAAGGCTTCTCGACGCCATCACGCGCCGGCCTGACGCAGGGCACCACCGCGTACTCCAATTCAATCCTCAAGGACATCTATTTTGACAACACGCCGATCCTGAACCCAAGCGCAAGCAATACGTCGCCATCAAGCTCTGATTACAACTTCAAGAATGTCCAGGTAGCGCCGCGCTTCGGTACCAGGAATCAGGCGCGGCTGCAGTTCGGTGATGAGATCATCCAGGAGATCGCTGTTGGTCTGACGATTGAGAAGAACACACCGATCACCCGCACGATCACCGACACCAACGTTGATCAGGTGCGCCTGTTGATCACGGTGCCGCAGCTGCAGGAGATCAAGAACAACGGCGACATCGTCGGCTCTGAGGTGCAGTTCAGAATTGAGGTGCAGTACAACGGCGGCGGCTTCAATGCCGTCATCACTGACACCATCACGGGCCGTACGTCTGATCAGTATCAGCGCGACTACCGGATCGACCTGCGCAGCCAGAATCCCAATAGCTTCCCGGTTGACATCAGGCTCCGGCGCCTGACGGACGACAGCAACAGCTCCAAGCTGGCCAACAGCATCAGCTGGACCACGTACACGCAGATCATCCAGGGAAGGTTCAACTATCCGCACTCAGCCCTGGTGGGCCTGCGGATCGATGCCCAGCAGTTCAGCAGCATCCCGCAACGCACCTACCGCGTGCGCGGCCTGAAGGTTGCCATCCCGAGCAATGCCACCGTCGATAACACCAACGGCAGGCTCACCTATTCCGGTACCTGGAACGGCACGTTCGGCGCTGCACAATGGACGACGGATCCAGCGTGGGTCCTGTGGAATCTGCTTACGAACACCCGTTACGGGTTCGGCACGCACGTTGACAGCACACAGCTGGATAAGTGGGCGTTCTATTCCGCGTCGCAATACTGCCGCGAGCTGGTGCCTGATGGCTTCGGCGGCACTGAGCCGCGCTTCAGCTGCAATGTCAATATCCAATCAGCAGAGGAGGCCTACAAGCTCGTCAATGACCTGTCGTCGGTCATGCGGGCGATGCCGTTCTGGAGCACCGGCGCGCTGACGATCTCGCAGGACAAGCCGGTCGATTCCGCGTATCTGTTCACGCTGGCGAACGTCACCGAGGAAGGGTTTGCCTACTCCGGCAGCGACGTCAAGACACGGCCCAATGTCGTCGTCGTGCAATACCTGGATCTGGAGGCTCGTGAGACGGACTACGTCCAGGCTGAGGACGAGAAGGCGATTGACCGTTACGGCATCATCCGCAAGGAGGTCACGGCGTTCGCCTGCACCAGCCGCGGCCAAGCGGCACGGCTTGCCGATTGGCTGATCTACAGCAGCCAGTACGAAACCGAGGTCGTCAGCTTCACGGCATCCATCGAGGCTGGCGTGGTCGTCAGGCCTGGGCAGGTGATCGACATCGCCGACCCGGTGCGCTCCGGCTCCCGTCGTGGTGGGCGGATCGCTGCGGCCACCACCACCACGCTCACGATCGACGACGCAGCCGGCCTGCCCTCCAGCGGCACCGTCTCGGTGATCATGCCCGATGGCACACTTCAGGCCAAGGCCTGCACCCGCTCTGGCGTCACCCTGACCCTGGCGTCTGCGCTGAGCGAGGTACCGACAGTCGGCAGTATCTGGGTCCTGAATGGCGGCGGCATCGTCACGTCACAGTGGCGGGTGCTGACGGTGCGCGAGACGGAAGCCTGCAAGTATGA